TGTTATTTATCTACGGTTACTGACGTGCTTTCCAGTTTCGTAGAGCTCTCTGATACGAAGCTGCTCCACTACGACCACCCCCAAAATCACTTCGTACTGGTTTTGGATCTTCTGGTGGTGGTACTGCACCAACTGTATTATCTCCACCTAATCCAGCTCTGGCCAAATCTTCATCTTTGGTCTCTCTATTATCTGTACTACTATCTACTCTAGCAGAAGGTGTACATATTGGTACAGTCTCACTAAATTCAGCAGAATCAATTAAGTTAGCATCTGTATTGTTACCAACGTATCCCGTTTTAATATCAAATCTTCCCGTTCCATATTTAACACCTGAAGTTCTACCTAAAACATTTGTGATAACAGGATTTTGTTTCCTATCACCATCCATGAATCTACCCATAACAACATCACCTTGTGATATTGCTGGAGTTTTCTTTCTACCTCCCGCACCCGTTCCATCAGATACTCCAAGAGCTACCATTGCGTAAATGATATCAGTGTCTTTTACAGTTTCATCACTAGGGTGACTACCCATTACAGCAACTCTGTATCTGTATCCTACACCTTCATCACCATTCTGTTGTTCTTTTTGTGATTCTAACGGAAGAATGATACCAAGAAATTCATTAGTACCAGATCCGTATGTATTTTCATCAGGCATGATTAGTCTTTAGCCTCCACCCATTTGTAACCAGTAGTTCTACCTCTCTTATTCTTAATAGCAACTTTTACCATTTCTTTAGGTGTTTCACCCTTAGAGAAATGCATTCCATAAGAGTCTCTTATTAATTTCATAGAAGTAACAGATTTTTCGGCCTCAAAGAAATGACATAGTGATTGTATTATATAATTACCACTTGTCTTTTGATCAGGGCCTGATTCCTTATTACTACTTATAACCTCAACTTCAAGTTTAATTGTATCTCCTGCTTCTAAATCAGTATTGCATGGAACAACAATAGAATAGTTTTGAGAGAATAATATATTATATCTTGCAGCACCAGCAGCATAATATAACTCAGGACTATTATTAGCATCTACACTGGTATCTGCTCCACCAATATTCATTACAGCAGTTGATACCCTATGAAATCTTGTTCCTCCTTCAAATTCTTCATCAAGAATTTTAGCGACTGTTGGTTTATTACCTAAAGAACTAAATTTCTCATCATCTATTAATTTACCATCAACAACATTAATATCAATTTCAGTAAACTGATAGGTTGCTGGATTAAAGAATATATTTTTACTTGCATAGATACCAGATCTAATTTGACTGGTAAGATTTTGATCTCTACCCACAACTAATGCAGATACTTTAAAATTATTACTATCATCATCAGTCTGATGAACATCTTTATTTTGGGAGTTATAAAAATAGTGGTGAGTTTTATCATCTGGTTCTGTATTAATTAAACTATCTAATGATACAAACTTAAAACCACTTTTTGTTTCATATGCAAAATAACCAGGATTAGCAGTATTCATTGGTATTGTTTGTTTTGCAAGCATAGCAATTAAATCAAATGGTCTTTTAGTCATTCCAGCAAAAGTATAAGTGTTGCTAGATTCTGAGACTAATACCCTGTCTGCAGGTAATGTTAAAACATCTTTGCATATTGATGCAACAGATTCTGATATATTACCTTTATAGCATGATGTAACCTTTTTAAGAGCATTTAATACTCCAATTCTAGAACAGAATCGTATTTGAATAGTTTCACTATTTGCCTGTTTATCTAATATCTGAACCTCATTAATATATAATATCCTATGAGGATCATCCTTAACAGCATAATCTATACCTTCACCAATTTCAGTTTTAATTCTCATAAGGAGTTCGCAACCAGCTTCAAGTGGAAGATATTCATATAAAGAACCTGTAGTATCTTCATCTCCTTCTTTAGAAACTGCATCTCCAGTACTAACAAGAGTGATAACTCCAGTTATATGTGGTGATAATACATTTTCATAATAATATATGTTAACAATTCTAGTTCCACCAGCATAAGGGCCATCTATAAGATCTACTTCTCTTTCACCATTGGAAGATTTGATTTTAAATACTTCGTATTTTGAGGATTGTACTGCCATTAATCTAACACCAAACTATTAGAGACTTCTGGTTCTGGTCTTGTTTCAGTACCACCACCAGATCCACCATCATTATTACCAGTGGTTGCAATAACTTCTACAGGAACAATAACAGTATTGAGATTATTTCCACCATTTTGCACTTTCAAGTCACCAGTAACTTTGTGAACTTTATTTAATATGTTATTAACATTAGCATCTATAACTTGCTCTACCTTATCATCTTCTTTCGTTACATCCTCTTTCTTTTCACCATCAGCTCCAGTCTTTGCAATTTTCTCAGGATCTATTGCAATTAAGTTTTCTAATGGATTTTCCACCCCTTCTTGTTGTGCATCTGCAGGATCATCAGTAGTACCTGTTGCATCCACCAATGCTTCATCTTCACCTTCTTGTTTAGTTTCAGTTTGACCTAAACCTTCACCACCACCTTTCTCAAACTTATCCACTTGAGAGAAATCTATAGGAGTAGCATCTTCTTCACCTTCTTTAGTCTCTTCACCACCACCATCTTCTTCTTCTTTAGGTTCTTCTATTTTATCAACTTCACCTTCAAGATCTTTCTTTATAGTTTCTAATTGAGCTACGTTAGTTTCTGCCTCACTAGGTTTCCAAAGTTGAGAAACCCAACCACCAAAACCCATCAATGCTTTTGCAATCGTACTTATAACCTTCCATACAACCTTTACGAATGGTGCTATTCTATCATATGCTGATGATAAGGAAGAAATAATTTGTGGTAACTTATCAACAACAAATCCCATTAAAAGATATCCAAAGAAATTCATTATTCTATCTTTGATACTCATTACCATTCCACCAACATTACCAAGTACACTTGCTACAGGGCCTTTATTACCTCCCGCTTGCTCAATTTTTTTCTCAGCAGCGGCCCTTTCTGCCTGTAATCTTTGCTTACGGGTAAGAATTTTCTTCTTATCACCTAACTTTCCAAGTTCTTTAGTCTTGTCTGTTAGTACACTCCTAATATTAACAGCAGTTATTTTTAGTTTTTTTACTTCTTGTTTCGTGGTCATTTATACATATATCCCCAATTTTTCTCTAGTTTGAAGAATATAATAGTTACTCATATCCTCTGCACCAATAAGAGGTACAGTATCAAACTCACCACCCAAGAAATCAGCTTGTGCTTGTTGTGCTTGCTGAGAAATTGTTATAGGATCTAGAACTGTAGTCTGACCATCCGCATTAGGATCTGTAAGATCTCCTGCTGGATTAACATTATTTGAGAAGTTAAGTTGTTGTTCTTTACCTGCGACTGCTTCTGCTACGGATTCATAATCACCCATAGCATCTTTTAGATTCTGCTCATCCTGACTCAACTTATTATCTCTCACCATCATACCAGCATCAATAGCAAGTGAAAGACCAGTTCCAACACCAGGAATCATAGACGCAGCACCAGAAGCCATTTCACCTAAAGCACCCTTCCAATCTGGTGGTTTAGACATTAATCTACCTACAGCAAATGCAGCACCTAAACCTAATCCAACAATAGGGATCTTTTTAAGGAGTGACTTACCTCCTGTTTTAGTTAAATTTTTAAGTAAACTTTTTCCACCACTCTTCAGTAATTTACCACCACTCTTTAATAGAGTCTTTCCACCTTTTATTAAATTCTTTCCACCTTTTATTATATTTTTTCCTAGTTTAAATAAACCTTTTGCACCAGGTATATTCTTAGCAAAATTCTTAATTGCAGACACACCATTCTTAATTAATGCCTTAGCATTTTTAAGCATTTTCGGGAGAGTTCTTTTTAAAAAGACTCTAGCCAGTCGTCTAGCCCTATTCAATCCTTTAAAGACACCATTAACAAACTTAACAAGTGCTTTAATTTTCTTGTAAATTTTAAATACAAGAACCCCACCGACAATAGCTCCTAATCCAATTAAAATTTTCTGACCATGATTTTGTAAGAATTTAAAGAACTTTGTAATTGCTTCATTATTATTAGCTAACCACGTTATTGCTTTATCTGCAATGAATCCTCCTGCTATGGCCGCGAAGAATCCTATAACTTTATCAAGTATGCCCTTTGCTGGTGCAGTTACTGTATCAAATGCCTTACCTATTGTACCACCGATCTTCTTAACAGCTTCTATTCCTGCTTCTGCACCCGTTCTTTTCTTTCTATCTGCTGTTCCTCTTAAAGTTGCTATCGAATCTTTCTCTTGCGTAATTCTATTTGCAAAATCTCTACTTAATGCATTACCAATATCTTGAAGTATTAAAGATACCTCTGCTATATCTTCAGTAGGTTCATTATCCTTTCTTAACTTAAGTATATTCTTAAGTTTAGTAATTTTTATTTCATTAGCAGCAACTCTTTGCTTTAATTCATCATCAACAGTATCAGGTACAAGTTTACTTGGATCTATTTTAGGCCCTTTACCTGGTAATCTACCTCCTGTAATAGGACTCACATACGTTGGATTTTTTGCATCTATCGCTGCCTTTACCTCTTCAAGTGTCTGTAACTTCTTTGGTCTTCCTCTTCTTTTTGGAGCAGCACCTTTTGCACCAAGAGAAGTTACTTTTGATGCCTTTATTTTAGGTTTAGGTTTTGCTACTTTAGCCACGTCGTTGTTGTGCTTTTAGGTTTTCTTCTTCAATGTATTGCTGGAGAAGTGAAACATAAATCTCCCTTTCCCAAGGAATCATGTTTTCCAACTCTGTTAAGCTATATTTATGGTGTTGCATCAGGGCAAAATTAGTCCGATAGTAATTCTCTAGACTCTCGTGAGCTAGAGCTAAGCGAAAAAACTTGCTAGACCCTCCAACATCACTTCACTTTTTACTTTAGTCTTTGGATTAAATACCTCAACTTTATGTTGTAGTTTAGGCATTGTATCAAAGAATTTTTCAATATCCTTAAATTGTTTAGAATTCATAGACTCAACAAATTCTCTCAATTCTTTTTTAGTACAGTCAGAAGCATCCCAAGATTCTTCTGCAGTATATACTTGATCAATACATTTCATAATAACTTCAAGAGATTGATCTACTTGAGGTTTATCAGTATCCAGTTCAAAATTAGTCTCAATAAATTGAGTCATAGATGGATAAGCCATCTTAACTGATAAATTATCATCTAATTTAATGATATCACTGTGGTCTGGATTCTTTTCAACTTTGATAGCATCAATGTCGATTTCCATTAGAACCTGTGTTTCTCCATCATCAGGACAGGTTACATTAACCTCAACAGTTTCACCAACAGATTTTGCACGAACATTTAAAAATAGATATTCAATATCAAACGTCGCCATTTTTTCGACTTTGATACCTCGTGTTTGAACACATTGTCCTATTACTGTTTTAATTGCTTCAGAAATCTGCTTTTGATTTTCAGATTCTAAGGCCATAATCAGAATTTTTTCTTCTCTAACTAAGAATGGTCTATATTTAACTTTTCTTCCACTAGAAGGCAATACCAATTCATAGACAGGGGTATTAATTTTTGGTAAGGGCATAATAAATCAAATCATTATATATTATATATACGGGTTTCACCGACTTTTTATTTCATTCTGTATCTATCATATGCAAACTGAACATTTACCTTTACAAGATCAGCACCACCATATTGTACGGGTATTGAAGTCATTGACTTTGGAAAAGCATTTACATACTCATAAGTAATACTTTTCTTTGGATCTAGATTCTTTTCAAATTTTGTAATTGTTAATACTCCAGACTTGTATCCTATCTTATTATCTCTGTTCATAGGATAGTTTAATCTTCTATAATAATTGTTATCATCAGTACGGGTGATACCTCTAAAATTATCATCACCTGCAACATAATCCATCCATCCTTCAAAAAATTTAAGGACGTTATAATCTTGATCTACGTAAAATGAGAAGTCACTATCAACATATATTCTTGTATGTGCAAACTGTTGATTGATTCCTTGATAATTATCTTTAACTTCTGATGTAGCAAATGAACTGGTAGGTAATGTAGCTTCAGCACACATTATACCAACCTTATTACCATTTGCATAATCATTAGGCAAATCATAATATTGTTGAAGATATCTCTTCAATTCAAATGATATACCTGCAATATGTACCTGATATTGGTTATTCAAAGACACCTTACTAAGATCCATCCTAGTAAGAGTACCCATTTTATATTTTGAAATAAGTCCCGCCACTCTAAATATAGTTATATTATTATATTTCTATTTAGTGTCTTACAAAGGAAGATATCAACCAAGTAACCCATTGAAGTACAAAGGTAACTTTCGAAACATAATTTACCGTTCTCTGTGGGAACGTAAATTCATGGTTTACTGTGATAAAAATGAAAACATTTTGGAGTGGGGAAGTGAAGAAATATTCCTCCCATACAGATCTCCAGTTGATAATAGGATTCATAGATACTTTCCAGATTTTTATATCAAGGTTAAAGAATCAACGGGTCATGTTAAAAAATATTTAATTGAGGTGAAACCAAAGAAACAATGCGTAGAACCTAAACCTCAAAAAAAGAAAACAAAAGGGTATATCTACGAAGTTTATGAATATGCTAGAAATCAAGCAAAATGGAAAGCAGCAAGAGAGTATTGTGCTGACCGAATGTGGGAATTTAAAGTATTAACAGAAGACGAATTAGGTATCAAGTAATGGCTGATAGACAATTTAGTTGGCAAAAAGAAAACCCTATTGCTAATCCAGCTAAATATGCTGAGATTATGGCCGATATTGATGCGAGAAACCCAACTAAACCTGGCCAATATACGGGTTTACCTGTTCCTGCAGATCAAAAAGAAGACAGACCTACTGATGCTAAATTAAATAGATTGCGTAAAGTTGTTGATAATATGACTGGTACTGAAAGTGCAGATGATTTGATGTTAGAAGTAATGAATGCATTACGTGAAAGTGGTAAAGTACCAACAGCAGGAAATTATTATACCTTTGTATATAACCCTAAGACACCTAATATTCAATATGATCAAAACCCTTTAGTTGCAGTATCAAATGTGTTTAGTTGGGGGTTCAAAGGACTTAACTTTCACTGGGGTCAAATGAGACAATATACATGGGATGAGATCGCTGGTGGATTATATTTGGTCACTGCTGAGGAACTTTCAGACGCACAAGAGATACCTTTTCAGAATATCCGTATAAATAGATAATAAAACTGTAATTGTTATGGCAGAAGAGACAACAACTACACAAACAGATCCTAAACTTACCGAAGAACAACAGTCAGATGTCGTAAAAGAATACGAGTCTCTAATTACTGCTAAACCAAAACCAGCAGCTCCAGAGAAATTACCCACAGGTTTAAGATATCCATATAGTACAGTAGATAATACTCAAGATTTTTTAAAGTTTACTATTTTTAAATATAAAAGAAGTGGGCAAATCACAAGAGATAGTAATGGATTAAAAGCAGATTTATTAGGTAATATTATTCTACCAGTACCCGCACAATTACAAGATAGTAACAATGCTAACTGGGGACAAAGCAATATGAATTTTATGGAAGCAGGTGGTATTAATGCAGCTAAAAATGTGATGGGTGGAAATATGGAAGGAACTGGTAATGAAATAAAAAATTTAGTTAATCAACTTAAAGATAATCCTTTAGTTAAAGATTACTTTGCAGCACAGGCAGTTAGTGCTGTTGGAGGTAATGTTAGTGCTGCTGATGTATTAGCAAGAGGATCAGGTCAAGTATTGAATCCAAATATGGAGTTACTATTTAAAGGGCCAACTATTAGAAATTTTAGTTTTACTTTTAAGTTTACACCAAGATTTCAGAAAGAAGCACAAACTGTAAGAACTATAATCAAAGCATTCAAAAGAAATATGGCTCCAGAAGGTTCTGGTGCTGCTATGATCAAAACACCAAAAGTTTTTGAAATTCAATATCTTGGAAAAGCAGCAGATTATTTGAATAGAATTAAATTATGTGCATTGAAATCATGTAATGTTAACTACACTGCAGATGGAACTTGGGCAACATATAATGATGGTTCACCAGTTGCTATGACTATGGCTTTAAGTTTTACAGAACTTACTCCAGTTTACAATGAAGATTACAAAGCATATGAAGATAGTTCAGATGGAGTTGGATTCTAATGGGATATTTTAGAGAGTTACCAGATGTAGCATATCAGAATTTTTTATCTGATAGTCTCTCATCTCAAAGTTATATTGTAGTTAAGAACCTTTTTAGAAGGAATAAAATACGTGATGATTTAGAAGGTGTATTTACTGTCTTCGACAAGTATGAAATTCAAGAAGGTGCTAGACCTGATAATATCGCAGAAGAATTATATGGCGATGATAAGTTAGATTGGGTTGTTTTATTAACTGCAGGAATTTTAAATGTTAGGGATGATTGGCCTCTAACTAATCAAGAATTATATAATTTCTGTGTAGATAAGTATGGTGCAGATATAAATGCTATTCGTCACTATGAAACAAAAGAAATTGTAGATGGAGATGGAAGATTAGTTCTTCCTAAAGGTAAAAGAGTTGATGGTAATTTTTCAGTTACTTATTTCTATTACAATCAGTACATAACTCCAGCTTCTGTAGATACAATACAAGGAGTTACAAATTTTGAATATGAGTTAAAGAAAAATGTAGAGAAGAGTTCTATACATATTCTTAAAAAACGTTACCTTAATCAGTTCCTTAACGATATGAGAGATATAATGGTAGTACAAAGATCTTCAAATCGTATTACTGATAAGTTGAGTAGAACGGAAAATACTAAAGTTACAGTGCAATAAAAAAAGGGGTCGTAAGACCCCTTTTATTATGTTTATTCTGATGCGAGTTTCGCAAAGTATGATAGTGTATCATCCTCCTCTTCATCAGGAACTCCAACACTTACTGGTGCGGGAGTTGCAGAAACTGCGTCAGCAACAACTTGTTCTGCCTTGTTTAGGCCTTCACTTAAGTCTTCTAAGTCTTCATCGAATGTAGGACGTGCAGAAGTCTTGTTACCTAATACGTAACCTAGACGCTTCTTCAAATCTTCATATGATTTGAATTGATCAGCAGCTACAAATTCTTGAAGTGATGCTTGCTTTTTCCATAATCCTTCCATTGCTTCATCATCGTCTAATAATGGACTTTGAGCAGCGAACTCGGAAGAATCATAGTTTCTGTAACCTGCAACGTTCTTAGCCTTCAATTTGAAGTTAGCACCTTGCCAGAAATCAAATGGATCAATTGCTTCCTCATCTTCAAACTCAGGTTGCATTGCTGCAGTTAGTTTATCAAAGATCTTCTTACCATATTTGAATAAGAAAGTCTTACCTTCGTTCTCAGGATTAGCAGGATCCTTCACAACATAGATGTTACTAATATAAGTGAGTTTACGTTTCTGTTTTCTTGCAGTATCTTTACCTGCGTCTGTTCCATTGTTCCAGAGTTGGGTATTGTACTCAGAAACAGGATCTTTTTGACCAAGAGTAGTCAAACTGTTTTCGATATACCAACCACCAGGCCCTTGGAAGGCATGAGAGTATAGTTTTACGAATGGTAGATCCTCACCTTCTGGTGCAGGTAGAAATCTAATAACAGCATAACCGTTACCTGATTTATCTACGTCTAATTTCCAAAGACGGTCATCGCCTGATGCACCGTTGTTATTCATTTTCTCAACTTCTTTAACTAACTTTGCAGTTAATGAGCCAAGTTTGGATTGTTTTTTTAAGTCTGCGAAAGACATAATTGGATACCTCGGATTAATTTGGATTAATTTGGATGTTTAGATTATACCATACATTGACTTAAATGTCAAGATGGTCTTTCATTTTTTGAATGGTTTTACCCATCCCCTTGAATAATGTGATTATATCAGTACCTTCTGGGAAACCCAACATGGTAAGTGATTGTTCTAAATTCTTTTTCATCTCTTCAGCTGCAGGATCATCAGACAAGGATAATCTTGTGTACATGACCTTTTGCTTTTCAAGTAAAGAACTTAATTGTTCAACGTGTTCCATTTTTTCCTCATCGGGCATTTTATTAAAATTCATCATGTCTCCATAAACTTCTTGTTGAAGTTTATTGATTTCTCTAAGTTCCTCTCTTACAAGAGGTGAATCAAAAAATTCACTCATTGATGATGTCTCTTAATACGTTTTTATAATGGAATACATTAATATTTATAAAGGGAATGTATTTTTTTATCTTTAAACTGACGGATTCCCACACTGGATCTTTTAGTTTCTTATCAAAGTTTTTTGCGAAAGAAAAGACTTTTTCCAGTATCGTAAGCGTTTCTAAACTTATCTCTCCACCCAGATACTTTTTTAGTAATGGTGGATGGCCCTTCGAGCAATCGAATACTTCTTCTAAGTTGTTTTCGTATATCAATTTCTCTACTTGTTCTTTGAATAAGTAAGTCAAACTCTGTTTGCGTCTTTTCCAATCTGCGTAGTTTCTTTCTCCAGAATTGATAATTTCTCCAATCCATAGGTTTTGTGGGTTATCGGTTGTTACAAAGTTTGCTAATAAGAAGTTTACGACTTCTTCGTCAGAGTATTTTCTGGATGTTTTTTCAAACCAGTATTTGTCTTTTCTTTTGTTAAAGGCAGACATTGTAGCCCTTGACTTACCACCATATTTTATAAAGTCATACTTAGGGTTAGTAAAATGACTTTTCATAGAGAGATAGGTTTGGTAAGTTTCAAATGGTGTCACTTTCATTTAATCTCAATTTCCATTCCATTAAAAGATCTGTAATGTCCTATTCTACCAGCTGGAAAAGTATTGACCACCAGACTGTATCTATCATTAAAATCTTTACTTGGTCTTACTTCATGTTCCAGATTAGAGGGAAATAAACTTAGAGTACCTGCTTTTGCACGTACTTTATGAGTAATTTCACGAGAGTCATCCATACTCCTAACAGTTACCAATGGGTGATTTTCCAATTCCCATATACTATTCTGATATAGTGTAGTACCTGTAGGTGAATCCGTCAAGTAAAGAACACCACTTATATAAGAATTGGTATGAAAATGTCTTGGTTGGTGTGTATTATATGTGGTGACTACACCCCAAGACTGAGTAATATCTATACGATCACACTGCAAATTTCTTGCTATTTTTACCTCATCTAAACATGCAAGTATCCAATTCATAATAGGTGCATACTCAGGTCTGAGATTCAGACGGGCATCTTCAGTCATCCCCGAAATCTGATAAGTTGTAGAATGTTCTTGATGAATTAATTTTTCCTTTTTAAGTAATTCTACACCTAATGCTGTAATCTTTGGATCAGCTTGAAACTCATATATGATTTGAGGTAATACTTCAATCTGTTTCATCTTCTACACTTTCTAGGTGTTCAATTGCATCAACAGGTACTTCATTTTCACCGATACGATACCAGTGTTCCATTTCTCCTGATTTCCA